GCTAAGAGCCTTCTTCAGGTGGTCGAGGAGCTCTTCGGGGATTCGGGCCCCGGCTGGCCGGGGCAGAAGGAGGACGACAATGGTTAACCTGAAACCGTGCCCCTTCTGTGGGGCAAAGGAGAACCTTTTGGACCTAGACCACAGTAGGTTTAACCGCTTTTTTGTGTGCACCACATGTGGCGCTCGTGGCCCTCTTTCGGCTTGGCATGATCCAGATCATGCCGCCAAGCTTTGGAACCGGCGGGCCGTAGATGACCGCATCGAAAAGCTTGAGGCTGAGGTTACCCGCTGGCGTGACCGATACGCCGATGTGATGGCAAAGCTGGCGCAGGCTGATGAACTGTTGGAGAGGGCCATGAACTTTCCGCCAAGCCGCAGAAGCCAGACGATGTGTAACTTCTACCCGCAGATGAAGGCCATCCTCTCCGACAAAGGCCCTGTCACCGTCATTGTCATGACGAAGGAGGCGGAGTGATGCTTGAACGTGGGCCACAATATCCACCCGAATATGACGAACCTGAAGCCACCTGCTCTGCGTGTGAGTGCGACTTGGAAACGCATGAGGTCTGGGTCGAGGTCTATCGCAAGGAGCTGAAGACATACAAGAACATCCGTGGAGAGACCTATACGTACACCCATGATGTAGCGCGTGCGATGTGCGCTGAGTGTGCCATGAAGAACCTCAAGGCCTTGCCGAAGGAGGTGGAGTGATGTTGTGTGACGTTTGCGCAAAGCATTCGGCCAGCACCTACCCAAGGTCGATGTCGGTGTGCGACAAGTGCATGCACGAGCTCAGTGAGGAGCGCAGGACGATCATCCTCTACAAAATGAGGCTGTCACGCCTGCTGGCCATGCACGACGAGCTCATTGGTGAGGTTGCCAACGGCAACGTGACCTCTGAGAACGTGGGTGAGGTCGTCGACAACTTCAAGTCGTTCAAGGAGATGATCGCCAACACCGACACGGTGTGGGAGGCGACCAGGGCGACGAAAAAGGAATAGACAAGAGCGAAATAAAGTGAGAAGGGGGGCCCTCTGGGCCCCCCTTTTTTTTTAGCTATTCAGGCGCCACCGGAGGCTTGGCGTTCTCGATAGCCTCACGCCGCATCCGCTCCTGGTGGTGGTACCGCCGGGCGGCGATCCACATGGCGGCCTTGGCGCACTGGTCGGCGATCTTGCCAGCCGACTCCTGGTTCTCAGCGAGACCGTTGATGATAGCCTCGATACTGCCATCTTCGAGGACCTCGTTGGGTAGGGTCAGGGCCATATCCTGCTTGGACACAACCTTCCCGTCCTGCGTGACGGTAGCGACGAAGTCAAATTTCAGTTCCATGGTTGCTCCTAGAAAAGGGTTGGTTGTTCGGGCGGAAGCATACGGTACTCCGCAATGCGAACTTTGTCAAAGTCTCTGTTCTGGACGGTTATCATCTTGGTTTGGATCTCGTGGCCCTCCTTTCGCAGGTCGTTGATGCGGGCGGCGAGACGGGTAATCCCGTAGCTGTTCATCGCCGCCAGTGGCGTGAGCGGCCCTTTATTCCGCAAGTGGTTGAGAACCTTGAGGTTCTGGGACTCGACACTCACGACTTACCTCCTTCTTCGTGCCACGGAAAGACGCACGTAGGCCGACTCCAGATGACGGTGTGGCCATTGGCCCTCTTAAGCTCAAGCTTGAGCTTGTCGATGGCGCGGTTGAGCTGACCGATGGCGACCTTCCTGCGATGGGAGCGCAGAGCACAGGCTTCCAGCCTGCGCTTGAGCTCGACCTCTCGCTTGCTGGACTCCTCGATGATGTCGGCCATGTTGAGGGTCATGCTCTTGAGGAACTTACTGGTCTCTTCGAGGCGCCGCTCGCCAATGGGATTGCCAGCCCCGCAATTACAGCATTCCAGCATGTCGATCTCGACAGCACCATCGTCACCCGTGGCGACGATGAACCGCCTGCACCCGCAATGGCTACACTTCATTATGATTCCTCCTCTTCAAGATAGTAGTGCACTGAATCCTCTTCCTCCTCAGCTCCTCCCGTAGGCGTCTGATCTCCTTCTCCTGTGAGATCACGGTCGCTTCCAGCTCCGTGATCTTCACAAACGCCGACCTCAGGACGACTCCGTCCATCCTCCAGGCTATTTCGTTGAGATTCAATCAACTCCTCCAATCTTTGCTCCCTGATGGCGCTCTCAACCTCGTGTTCGAGGCCAGCCTGCTTGGCGAAGTAGCGCATCTGCATGACCCATTCAGACAGCGGCCTGCGGCCCATGAGGTACTCTCCGAAAAGCGGGGCTAGTTTACGGCCGAGTTCAACGTGGCTCTCCGGGATTGGGGGCTCGCTGTTTTGCCCCATCCGCTCTTCGTGTGTCAGGTTTGCGTAAACACGGGCCTTTATCTGCGTGATGGTGGGAAACCTGAGCTCTCCGTCGATCCACTGATCGACTGCCGCCTTCCATGCGTGCTCCGGGAGGGTCTTAACTCGCTCCCAAAACACCTCGTAGCGGGTCAGATTCTCCTTTGAACCGAAGAATGTCTCAAGCCTCGTGTACCCAATATCAAATGTTCTTTTGTCCACTAAATTGCTCCTAATCTCTCAGGCGCTTCATGCGCTCTTCTGCGGCGTTTTCTTTTCCACCCATAGGTGACCCTGCCTGAGCATGGTCGAGGTACACAGCGAAGTGCTCAGGGCGCCACAGCGTCACGTTATCGACACGCCCAGCCATGTCGCCGCCTCCCCACTCCCTCCACTTGTAGTCAATGACTGCCTTGCAGTCCTCGATGGATGCCTTCTCTCGACGAATGCACTTCTCGATATTCGAGGCATTCTTGAAGTTCCTTCCGACCGTCTTGTTCAGGTATTCAAGGACGAGCAATGACTCCTCGCGCGCGCGCGCACTCTTTCTCTGTCTCTGTCTCTTCTCTGTCTCTGTCTCTGTCTCTGACTCTGGTCTAAACTCCGCTTGCATCGTGCTATCATCTGCTAGATAGGCGCTATCACGAATCAGGAAACCGCTGTCAATCAACGGCTTAAGTTTTGGCAGTGAGGACAGGTATGCGACACGCTTGATATACTCAGGATCGTTGGGGACCTTACCGTCATTCCTGCTTGCGATAAGCATGCACGCAATCGCTAGCACCCTGCTGGCGTCGCTCATCATGACCCAGTCACGTGAAGTGAGAAGCGAGAAGTGCAGTTTGATCCAAGGCGGGTTGCGGTCTTTGTAATGCTGGTACTTTTCCCAGTTCGCCACCGCAAGCATCTCACTCATGGGGATCACCCCAACCGAGCGCCTTGGCCGTGGAGTTTCGCTCAGCACGGTCAGCACGCTGGGCGTAGGTGCCACGTGGGTAGACGGCCCCAGCCAGTAGCATCCAATACTCCTTGCGCATGATGCCAGCCCTGGATATCTGGTGGAGATTCATGCGCCCATTGTCGATCAGGTCCAGGGCCTCTCTCGCTTCCTTAACTTTCGATTCGATGTACGACATTGTTTCCTCCCGGGTTAGGTTTGCCGGTAGGATATAAGCGTAACGGTGTGTGGTCAAGGCATTTTTTGCGATTCGACAAAATTAATCAATCCACGAGCCTTGCCGTACTCGATCTCAACTATCTCCTCGAACTCTTCCATCTCACCTACGGTGAGGCTCTTCTTTCCGAGCTCCTTGAACTCAAGCAAAAGCCTTCCCGGTATGCCGAAGATGCGGTCGTCGTCGGCATTATTCTTACGCATGCGTACGATCACACCGCATATAGAGCCGTCGTCGGCCAAGTCCCTAAGTCGGTCCCACTGATGATCTTTGATCATCACGAAGTAGAATCGCTCCCGCTTCGTGTCCTTTGCGTCGAACTCAACATGCATCCCACGGTACGGTCCAGCGAAATCCAGAACCCCACTACTGACGAAGTATCCGGTGAAGTGGCCCTTGCTCTTGTCGAACCGCAGGATTTTCACCGGAGGGTCAGTCTTTCTGATGAGGCTAAGCGACGATCTTGCAATCATATAAGCCAGAATGGATTCAAATCCTGCACCTTTTACCATTTTAACCCCTTGACAGTGTTATCTAATTGGCTATAATTGCGGCAACGAAAGGAGTGGCCGTGAAGAAAAAAGAACCTCAAGTTGATGAAGCCGCCCGGGCAATTCTCTACCGCAAAATCGAAGAGCGATTTATCTCGCCCGACGAGAGATTAGCACGGGTGGAGGCGGCGTTCAAGGTGCAGGGATACCGCACCATGAGCCGCTTCGCCGCCGAGAATGGGATTTATCCCGCAAGTATGCAAAAGGCCCTTCAATCGCCCCGACCGTCGATCATTTCACTTTATAAGATTGCGGCCGCGTTGGGCGTGAGTATGGCTTACCTGACGGAACGGAACTATTTCAGAGAGGACAAACGTGCATGACGTATTGGTATTTGTATCTGGCTTCATCTTTGGCGTGGTTACTGTCATTGCTGTATCTGCTGTCATTGTCGGTGAAGCCTCTGAGCGGCGCACAGAGCGTCCGAACAAGAGGAAAGGTGGACAGGAATGAAGGTTGACTTTAAGGACCGTCACGAGTACCTGGGGGCCTCTGAGACGGCGGCGGCGATCGGGTTGGGCACGTATGAAACCGTGACCGATGTCTGGCAGGAGAAAACCCTGCGGCGGGGGCGCAAGGAGCACCTGCCCATCTTCGACCGTGGCCACGATATCGAGGATATCCTGGAGCGGTTGCTCAAGGAGCGCCACGGTATCGAGGTGAGGATGCGTGAGAAGGAGTTCGCCAAGGAGGAGTGGCTGAGGTCTCACGTGGACGGGATGGTGGACCCCCATGATCCTATTTGTGACACGGATGTCGAGATGGACGGGCCCGGCGTGGTCGAGTTCAAGGCGCCCGGCTCAACCATGCTACGGCGACTGCTTGAGGGCGGGATGTCCAACGAGTACGTGGTCCAGATGCAGGTGAACCTCTACAACTCCGACCTGAGCTGGGGCGTGTTCTTCATGCTCGATTACGACAGGTACGAGGTCACGGCCGTCTATGTCAGGCGAGACGATGCCCTGATCGAGGGGATTCTCAAGCGTGCGAGGCTTTTCTGGGAGTTCGTCAAACAGGACGTTCACCCCCCAGAGGCCACGCCCGAAGAGCTGTCCACCTTCGTTCTCAGCGATCGTGAGGTCGACATAGAAGGCTACGAGGGTGTTGTCTCTTCGTACGCTGATGCCATCAGCGAGGCTGAGGGCCTCAAAGTTCGCATTGAGGGCCTCAAGGATCAGTTCCGGGGGGCACTCACTAAAGCCGACGCCTCGTCTGCTGTTGTGGCTGGACACGACGGAATGAGGGCGAAGGTCTCCTGGAAGGAGACGAAGCCCCGTGAGACGTTCGATGGCAAGGCTCTGTGGCGCTGGGCAGTCGACCTCGCAGAGGCTGTCGACGCCGACGATCTCGGTAAGGCCAAGAAGATGGCGCAACGCATACTCACCGAAGAGGGGCTGTTTGTCAAAACCGGGGCAAGCTCCCGCCCGCTCCGCATCACCATAAAGGATGGAGAATCATGAAAATCTCAAAGCAGGAGTTCAGCGTCCTTAGCGCATACCACGACGATTACCTGTCGGAGGAATACCGCAGGATTCCGTCCATGGCATCGGACATCTCCATGCCAGCGGTCAAGTTCCGGGAGGCGGTCGCATCGCTTCGTGACAAGGGCTTGCTGGCTGGCACCCGCAAGGTATACATCACGAAGCAGGGTGTGGATGCCTATGGCGCAATCAGGTCCACGGTGGAGGGGGTGGCCCGTGACGAGGCGCCCGAGGATGAATCCTCAGCACCGGCCGAAACCCCCAGCGAAGCCTCTGGCAATGCGATCGCCAAGCGGGCCCCGACCGAACCTGTTGCGGTCACCAGCTACCAGCGAAAGACGTTGACCACCGTCCTGGCTGACAGGCTGAGGGTGAGCCCCGACCAGCTCTGGCAGGTCGTCTCCAAGCACGTGATCTCAGTAGGCTACCAGCAACCGGCGCCCTCGAACGAGGAAGTCCTGCATGTCATGAGCGTCATGGACAAGTACGACCTCGACCCATTCATGAAGCAAGTGCATGCGTTCCGTCACAAGGGCAAACTGCACGTTCAGGTGGGGTACGATGGGTGGGTGGCCATCTCACGAAGGTCGCCGCTGTTCCGTGGAGTCGAGTACGAGTTCCCGAACGAAGCGGAAATGATCGACGTTCCCGGCACCACCAAGAAGTGCTGGCCGTGGGTCAAGGCCGTGTGCCATGTTGAGGGCAGTGTGCCCACCGTGGTGTACGCATTCTTTGACGAGTGGTTCGTGCCAGGGTCGACCAACCACAAGGGCACCTACATCGCCAGTAACTGGGAGATGTTCCCCACTCACAGGCTCCGCACTAAGGCGTATTGCCTTGCGGTGCGAGAGGGCCTTGGCATCGCCCTGTACGACGAGGCTGACGGGGAGCAGTTCCACCGTGCCGAGTTCACTGATGTCACCGAACCCCAGAGAGCGGTAGAGAACAGGTCCAGCGAACTGCTGGCGCAACTGGAAAGTGGAGAAGAGGATGAACTCAGTGTGTCTGATGGGTAGGCTCTACGGTGAGCCGAGGACGAATGTTGGTTCCGGCGACGGCAAAGCGTCCTATATCAAGTTCACTGTCGGGGTATACAACTTCTACAAGAAGGAGGTCGAGTTCTTCAACTGCGTTTCGTTCGGCAAGACCGCCGAGATCGTTGCGAGGTTCTTCGAGCCGAAGCGTGCGGTGGCCGTCATGGGCCACCTGAACAACTCGAAGTATGTCGGCAAGTCCGGCAAGGAGGTCACGACCACGGGCGTGACGGTCACCAACTTCACCTTGCCCTTGGACGGGAGTAAGGACGGGGCGAGCCAGAGCGATGAAAGAAGGAGCGACGATCATCGCCCTGAGGACGCCCCGTCCGGACTGCCTCAGCCCGACAGCGGTGGTGACCTTCCGTTCTAGTTGCCATCGGCAAGAAGGCCAACGGTGGCTCCAAATATAAACCACAAGCGGGGGTCAGACAAAAGGCCCCCGCGTTCTTTCATCAACCTCTCCACCTTCCACTCATTGAGAGCGTTCAACGACGACAGCGAGTCTATCGAGTAGGACGCATTGAGGCGGTAGATGGCGAAGTCAGCCTTGAGGTCGATGGCACGATTAAGGAGTGAGTCCAGCTCAGTCGTCCTTATGGTTATCACTGAGGACGAGTCTGAGTTTGTCCCTGAGGTTCCTTCGCTTGTCGATTGCCCGATCGACCTCGATGTGAGTAACAGCAGAATCACGCTCACGATCAGCGTCACGCATCTCAGCGTTACGCATCTCTTCCCGCCCTCGACTTCCAGAAACATGGTCGCCCTTCCTGCTGGACTTCACTAGCCACGCGAACACGCTAAACAGGCCGACGATAGCGAACGGCCAGACGATCTCACTCACTTCGCACCACCATCTTTCCGATACTTCTCGAAGACTCCGTTGGCCGCAGGTTTTGCGGCGTTGGTAACGAAGAACGCACTCGACACCCAGATCAGCAAATCCTTTGCGTTGGGCTGTACGTCGAACTGCTTCCAGGTTGAGAGGACCACGAGCCCGTAGACCAGCGCCCATGCCGCAAGTTTTCTCCAGCCAGCAAACATTACAGAACCTCCTTGAAGATATCATACTCAACGTGGATGTGAGAGGCGTGGTAAACGACATCGAACCTTTGGTCGATCTCATTTAGCTCCTCTTTCAGCTCCTTGTAAACTACGAGCTGTTGGTCTTGGCCGAAGTACCTTGTTCTCAGGTCGACGGCGTACCCGTAGTAATGCAGGCTTCCTGCGGAGTGCTCTCCGTCCAGCCCGCCGGTAATAACCAGCTCCTGGCCGTGGCGCTTCCACACCCTGTCGGCCGCAACGAGAGCTGGTCTCATCTTCAGGTTGATACCTGAGATCGTGGCGCCTTCCTTTATCTTCATTGCTCTTCCATGCGCAGAAACAGGAATGGATTTGTCGGCTCTCCGGGAGGCCCGTTGTCTGTCCACGTATTAGACCACAGTGAGAACGGCCCCTGTCGCCCCTGAGCGTCGACCCCGGCCACCCGACAGCGCATTGAGTAGCCGTAGCCGTACTCAAACGCCATTGCCGTGTCCGGACCAGCGGTAGCGTGGTTGGTTATGAGGGTGTCCCCTCCTGAGGACGCCCATGTCTCAAGTTCGAGAACGTAGTGCTCGACCGGGGTCCCATAGGTGGGCGGCGACCACCTCGCAGTGACCGTGGGCTCGGCCAATCCCCAGCTCGTGATACCTGCCGCCGCAAGAACGGCGACAGCCGCAAGGACGCCAGTAGGTGTCTGCTTCATTACCCAATCCTCCTTACAATAAACTCGCACTCATCCCACTCGACATTCACTGCACTGCTCTGGTCGGTCTTGTCTATCCGTGTCTGAACTCTCAAGATCGTGTTGGCAGTGGTGACGTCTATCTCGGTCACCGTGTGCAGTGAGACCTCGTCACCGTAGGACACACCTCTGGAGTAATAGCGGGCGGTGGTGCGAGGGACCTCAGTCCCGTTAGATGTGATATAGATCGCCCCAACCCAGCGGTTACTGCCCGAGTTGCGTGCGCCAACCCTGGCGATCACTTGGTATCGCCCGACCTGCTTGCAGAGAACACGGTCGGTTGCCGACACCGTTGAGTGTGTGAAGTACGTCGAGTTGTAATAAATCTGACTGTCCCATGTAATAGTCGTGGTGGTGCCCGTGGAGCCGCCGATGTTCTGAACAACGGCGCCGCTGGTCTTTGCCACGTGGATGTAGGCCGTTGTGGCGCAGAAGTCGGCGCTGAGCTGTCCGGTCACGTTGAGGTCGTTGCTGAGAACGAACTCATCGGCGGAGTAATCGAACATCAGCGAGTCAGCATCGTGGGCCCCGCTGTGACCGAACTGAATGAATGAGTCCACGTTCGAGGCAGAAGCGTTGACGGCGATCTCGGGACCGTCAACGGCAATATAGTCGCCGCCAATCTGAAGGGCGTCGGTAAAGACGAACTGGGCATTCGCCTGATCGAGATAGATCCTCGAACCAGCGGGGCCCTTTCCGTCATGGAACCAGATATTCGAGTCGGTCGAGCCATTGTCGTAGTTGATGTAGATGTCGTCGTTGAACCTGACATCATCCGGGAACGTGTATGTCCCGGTGCCGAACGTGCCGCCTGAGAACCCGCTTACGTCGACTGCCGACCAAGACAGGGTTGACCCGTTCGTGGTGAGGAACTCACCGGCGTGAGTGGACTGGCTTGGTATCGTGCCGTGAGGGTCACTGGTGTCGTCGATGTGAGAGTCGATACTGGGGTGCGTGTATGTGCCGATGCCACTGAGGTCGCCGTGAGCTATCTGGCCAGCGTCCCAATACTGGTTGGCGTTGTCCCAGATGAGGTGTTTGTTGGTTGCGTCGGGCGTCGTCCCGTTCACATCACTGAGGCGAGAAAGAGTTGAGGACGCCTGCGGATTGAACAGAATCTCGCCATCAACTGCGTGTGAGTTTATGACACGGCCGATCACCACGATCGCATCAGGGGCCGAGGGCGGGGTGCTGGTGAAGCCCCCGGTCCCGTCATCGGCCAGATAAAGGACGGTGCCCTCGGGGTACGCCGACGTATTGAGATCGTGAACGATCCCGTACGTGGTGGCGTATCCGTTGCCGTTGTTTGCAATATCTTCCGTCAGTATGGCGCACGCACACCGCTGTTCAAAGGTACCACTGGCGTCTGAGATGGCGCAGGTGGGCCGATTGCCGGATGATCCATTGATGTAGACGATCGTGCCGTTATAAATCGTGGCCCCGGTCGTGTTGCGAACCCGGATCAACTGCTCCTGGCCGACCTGCAAGTTCACATTGCCCCCGGGCATTCCGATCTGCAGCGTGCCCTCATCGCTATCCCAGGCCAAGACGCCCTCAGCCATGGTCACCGTAGGAGACAGTGAGAACTGGATGTGGTCAATGGTCCCGAGCGAGCCGATCTCAGACCAGGAAGGAGTCGTTCCGTTGGTCGTCAGGAACTCGCCGGAATGCCCCGTCTGGTCCGGTAGCGTAAGGCCGGTTCCAGCCACGAGGTCCTCTGCGGTTGCGAATCTCATCGCACCGGAGCCAAAAATCTGCAACAGGACCATGTCGTCGCCGGTTGGCGTGAGAGCCTGAGTGAAGTCACCAGTGAACGAGTTGACCTGTATCTTGACCTGCTCGACGTTGGCGACGTTGCCGAGGCCGACCTGAGCCTTAGTCACCGCATGGGGGTTGGTCGTGAGGTTGATGTGGCTGTACGCGGCAGACACGTTGGCGTTGGCCTCGACCCGTGCGTCAGTGAAGTAGAGGTTCGTGCCCTCGGTCACCAGTGTGGTCGTGTAGTCGCCAGCCTGTGCCGTGACGGCCCCGGTGCGGCCAAACACGGAGTCGACCGCATTGATATCGCCAGTGGCCAGAACGCCTCCAGCCGTAACGCCGTCGCCAATCCAGAGCTTGCTGGTGTCAGTTATCCAGAGCGGTTCGCCCTGTGCGGGGTCACCGGCTGACATGGCGGCACGCTCAGCCTCGGTTCCTCTTCTGATCTTAAACGACATTATACAATACTCCCGCAGTCAATGTTTGCCGTCGGGGCTGTGATCGTACCGCAGTCGATCTCAACCGTCTTGACGCCGATCCCGCCGATGGCGCTTATCGAGCCGGTGACCACCAAGTCACCGTCAATCGTCGTATCTTTGTCTACTGTAACGACTTGCGTTGCCGTGTCGTACTCGATCTTGCCGTCGGTCTCAGAGAGGAACAAGCTACTTACGGCATTGCCGTCCTTGTTCAGCGTGAGGTTGCCGCCGTCAAGACCGACGGAGTTCATCACCAGATCGCCAGTGTACGAGTTGATCGCGTCAACGTAAAGGGGGCGGTTGAGAATGAAGGCGCCGCCGGACGCACCCTCGCTGTCCGAGTCGAACTTCAACGAGGGGATGCTCCAGGTGAGGTGCTGGGCCCCGAAGTACAGCTCGACCTCAGACGCAGTCGTCTCTTCGCTCAGTGCCCCGAGCGTCAACCCCTTGTCCATCTCAAGTGAACCAGCCGCACCGTCGATGTAGATTCCACGAGAGAAGTGGAACTTGTTGTCGGACAGGTTGAGACCGATGGTGCCGTTGCTGGAGTCGGTTGCGAACCTGATCTCAGAGTCATCGCCGGTGCTGGCCACGCCGTTAATGAACGGACTGTTGGTTGTGGCTACGACGATGTGCGTGCCAGACGAGACCATAGGGCCGGTGTTGACGTACGACGACGGAATGTAGAGAGCGTGCCCGTCATCAATGATGTCGCCCGGAGACACGGCACCGGCACTGAACGTCTGCCATGAGGCTGTGCCGTCCCCGTCGTTGGTGAGAATCTGGCCCAGAGAACCGGAGCTGGGGGGCTCCATCCCCCCTATCTCGCTGAGAGCGTCAATGGCTGATGAGAGCGTGGCCTCCGACGCCTCATCGTTGGAGTCGCCTATGACGATATACCCCTCCGCGAGGTGCTCCTGCTCTTGCACCCACCCACACCTGACATACACCTTGCCGGGGTTGGTTCGGTTTATGGTCGTGCACACCTCTTGGACGTACCCGGTCGGGCGCGAGTCGGTGAGACCGGCAACGTCGCTCATGTATAACTTGGTGCCGATGGCGTAAGGGGTGGTGTTTAACGTGTCCATGATGCCCTCGACGACCATTACGCCAGAGTTGCCAGTGAGGGTGGGCTCCTTCATCAGGCCGTGACACGGGTATCCAGCCCCAGCGTTGATGGCTTCAACCACAGGCACGCCGCCAGACGACGTACCGGTGAGCCTGATGGGGTCTCCGTACGAGATCGTGGCCCCGCTGTCATTATAGACCTCGAACTCAATGGACTCACTAGAGCCGCCACCAGAGGCCGCCACAACCTCCCACGTGGCAGTGCTCCCGTCAGTCTTGAGGTAGCGCCCCCCGTACCCTGTTTGATCAGGGAGCGTCTCGGTCTGCGGCAGGGCCGGTGAGAACGAGAACCCATCGACGGAGTTGTAGGACAGCGTCCCGTCCCCTCCGAGATTCAAAAACGAAATCCGCTGGCTGGTCCCGGCGACATGGTCACTGCGGCCGACGATGAACTTGCCCTCGGTCTGCACATCGCCGGAGAAGCCAAGACCGGCGCCCGCCTCACCCACCCCGATGGTGGTGTTGAGGATGCTGTCCGAGATGTCAGGTATCGAGATCGTTGAGCCGTAGTCCTCAAGACAGATAACGGACGGACCGTTGCCGCTAGGCAGGCTGGTGGCGCCGATGCCGATGCCGCCGTTAGACGGGAACCTTATCTGATCTTGCGTCGTGTCGGTGAGGGTCAAGAATGGGAACACACCGGTGTTGCTGGGCAAAAGACCAACGTCAGCCCTCATCGTACTGCCGCCGTGCTCAACCAATATCTGGTCGTAGAGCGAGATCGGTAGCGTCAGCTCCGGGGCTGAGGTTATGTCAATGCCAGACGCAGAGAGCCCGCCATCCCTTATCAGGACGCCCTCGATGGTGACGCCAGCGCCAGAGGTTCTCTCGTCGATCGTGTCGACATAAAGCGACCCGTCGACATACAGGTCCGTTCCGATCTCACTGGTGGCCGTCGAGAAGATGGTGGTCGACCCAACCTGGACTGAGGTCACGGCAGAGAACGTGCCACCGGAAGACAGGGAGCCCCCAAAGGAGCCAGATCCAGTGAAGTTGGCGTTGCCTGTGGCGTCCAGGGAGTAGGCCGGTGACGAGTTGTTGATGCCAACGCGCCCATCGCCCCTGATAGTGAGGACCTCGATCCCGTTGACAGTGAACCTGTGCCCGTGAAGCCCTGTCAGCGCCGTGCCTGAGCGATATTCAATGAACCCCTCGGAGCTGGTGGGCCCAGCGCCTATCGAGTAGGCTGGCATGCCGTTCAGGTCGGTGAGGGTGTCCATCATCAGGACGATGCTGGTCGACTGAGACGACAGCGAGCTGTTCTCTACCGAGAGTAGGCCGCCCACGTTGACGCCACCATCAACAGTGAGGTTGTCTGAGAACGTGAACATGTTCGTGGTGTCATCGTATTCGAGATACTCTTCGAACCCGCTGAGATCGTAGAAGTAGACCCTGCGTGCAGTGCCGGACGGCAACATTGACCCGACGCTAATGTCGCCCTGCGCCCTCAGGCCGTGACTCAGAAAGAAAGAGCCTGCCGGTTGCCCTGACGCGCTGTCCGGTATGCCAGTGGTCGTGTCCAACTGCACCCTCAGGTACGCCTGATCCGTGCCCACAACGTCATTGGGGTCGTTGAAGTAGACGGTCCCGTCGCCGTACCCGGAGTGCCCGGTCTGGTCGTTGAGGACGATGTAGCTACCCCACTGGCGGATGTTGCCGTCGACCTGGAGGTCACCGACCACCTCTTGGCCGCCGAAAACGTACATCGCACCGTCCACCGTGAAATCTCCGGAGACGGCGAGGTTCTGCTGTACGATAACGGCAGGGCCAGACGGGTGGGTCACTTCTGGGTCAGTTATGACGAAGTCGAGCATGGCGTGCCAGCTTGAGTCCGTCCTGTCCTTGATTGAGAACCGGTGCAGGTCCTGGTCGTAGTAGGACTGGAGGGCCATGACGCTGACGCCGTCTATCTGTGTGTTGAGTCTGGCGTTGGCCATGGTCAGTGAGGAGCCGTTTATGAACAAGCGTGACGTTTCCACCGTGCCGGTGGTCTCCAGGTCCTCAGTGGTTGCCGTCCAGTCGATGTGCTCGTTGGGGTCTATGCTTGCAAGGTCGTCGTGGTTGTGGGTGTGCAGTGTCGTGACGCTACCGTCTGTAAGCTCGTCGGCCTCCAAGTCAGACAGGTTGTTGACCTCGGCGCCGGACTCGATACCGGCGAGCTTGTTGTTGAGGGCGGTGGTGTAGGCCACCTCGACGGCCTCAAGTATGGCGTAGTTGGAGTGAGTGTGAATCTGAGAGGCCCACGTGAGAACGTCTGCGGCCGCGATACCAGAGTCCTCTATGCTGGTTCCGGTTGTGCCGTCCCATGACGCGAGGTTTCCATCGACCACGGGAATGCCCGGGCCGGATACGTCGCCGAGGCCAGCCCCCGTCGTCCTGTCGTCCACATACTTCTTCGTGGCCGGATTGTAATCACCGGATGGTGAGTACACCTCGATGTTCGTCTTGGACAGGCACTCGTCTGCGGCCCAGTGCCTGATCTCTTCGCGGGTTCTTCTTAGATCAGCCACTACTCATCTCCGCTAGTCGGTAGATTGTAACGATCTGCTTCTGGAAGAAGGCAAGGATCACAAGCGGCGGCGCCATCGACCCAAGGAAGGCGAATATCAGCGACGGCCACTTGTTCTCAACCTTCCTCTCGACCACCTTCAACCTGTTGTCGTGCTCCGTGAGCTGTGACACGTGCCTCTTGCACACGTTCTCATGAAAAGCGTCTTCAGAGCCCTCCAGTCTTGCCAGTGAAGCTCCGATCTCCGAGACAGCCCTCTTAATCTCCCTTATGTCTCTCTCGATTGTTTCCATCCGGCCGTCAGACATCGGGGTCTCCTTATGGTGTGAATCTGTTGTCCTGGACGGGGTACCAGTAGTAGTTTGATTGGTTGTAGAGGACCATGTACTTGACGTACCCGGCAAGCGTTGTCGAGAAAAGGGCTTCCGCTCCAACCGTCTGGTCGCTGAGGCTGGACGCCACTGGCGTGATTGATACGTGAGCACCGGCGCTTCTTTCGTCGCTGACGAATGCAATCTGAGCGCCCTCATCGACTGAGGTCGGGGTCGGCAAGGTGATCTGTACGGAAGTGCTCTGGCCGGTCAGGTTGATGACATCGTTGGCGCTGATGTCGTCCCAACCGAGAGAGACCGCACCAGTCATGGCGCCATGGTCAACCAGCGCAATGTCGTTGAAGTTGCCATCTATGACCTTCCACACGCCACTCGGGATGGACATCAGCCTGATGAACCCCAGGCCCCCCCACCGATTGCGGATGATAGTGTCGTGCTCTAGTGATGTGTTCGATGCGTCGATCGTGATGGGGTACGGGTCTCCTCGTGACGACAGGATCACTATCTCCCTCTGAGGGTCGGTTGGGCCAGGATCAGGCAACTGGATGGTGGCCGGGCCAGTGAACCCATTGATCTCGTAGACGGCGTAGTAGCCATCGAGGTCAGCGAACGTGGGTTGCCACGTACTAGACGAGTCCGACCGGGTCAGGACGTTCTGCTGGAGGTTGGCAATGTCCGATGCGTTGGTTGCGATATTGCCAGTGTTGGTTGCGATATCGGCAGTGTTGTTGGAGATGGCAGTGGTGTTGGTGTCGATCTGGGTGGCGTTCTCAACGAGGCTGATGTCCCTCGCCCCAGCATAGGCCGACGCCGACCCCTGGCGGTCGTAGATGTTATTGACGCCGAGGCCGATGATGTTGTTGAGCTCATCCGTGACCTTGACGATGTCATTGGAATCTCCGGGGGAGAGCCCGGAAGTGTGGACCCTGGCAATCAGCGACATTATCCCTGCCTCCTGAGTTTCTTTGCGCCCTGAACGGACGCCGCCCTCGCCTTGCTTACGCTCTCATGGAACTGCGTCACCATGCTACGGTAAAACAGCTCCCTCTGCTGTCTGATCTGCCTGATCTTCTCACGCTTGACGTCGTCAGACATGTCGGGGTCATACGTGATGGCCTCGATAGTGGCCGAAAGCGCTCTCGATTTGGCCACGGCATTATACATGAACTTGTGCATTATCATGTAGTGGCCGGAGCGGTCAAGCTCGGTGGCCCTTTCTTCATTGGTGGCCCGCCTGTCGGCAAGTTCGTTCCACGTGTACGCCGCCTCCTTGGTCTTGCTATACAGCTCGTAGAACTCCTCTGAGTACCTGCCGTACGCCGCCTCAGCGTCAGAGGTGAAGGACTTAACCAGTGGAATCTTCCTTGAGAGCGGCTGGACATCTGGCTCAACCGTCTTCGCGTAGCCGGGCAGGCTAAGCAGGTCGAGTCCGTATTGCCCGACCCCAGCGAACGAGCCCCTCACCAGGAAGTCGATCTTCGCCGGTGAGAACTCAATGTTCTTCGAGTAGAGGACCTTGGACAGGTACCTTGCGAAGTTTGAGGTCGAGGCCGTGTACTGGTACGGTGCCTTGAGGTTTTCGATACTGCCCTTGATGATCTTCTCGCCCCTGAAGGCGTCTTTGTTCACCCAGGTCTGCACCATGGCGCCGAAGAACCCGCCAGCGCCCAAGACGGCACTTCCCGGGTCCAGCGTGCCACCGAACACCTGCTGTGCGAACATCTCGCCAAGTGCCTTGGCCTCGCGGGGGTCGTTGTGTGCGATCCAGTCGTACATCCGCTCAGGCAACGAGGCGAAGATCAATCCGTACTCGAACGGCTTGGGCCACTTAATGATGCGGTCGCCAACCTTAACCATCCAGAACAGGTTCTTCTCCCACGTAGCCCTGTTCTGGTACCACTCCTCGTCGTTGTTGAGGTAGTGCAAGACCAGGGACGGGATGGTCAGGCCGATAAACCCGCGCATCATCGTGCTATTGGTGTTCGACTGAGGGCTGAACATGCTCCGCACCATCTTGTCACTGCCGCCGATACCAGCGGTGAAGAACGCCGAGATGCGGTTGATTGCGGCCGCCTTCTTGCCAACCCGGGCAAAGTCAATCGTGGCATCACGAGAGTCAAGAGCGGCGATCTCTCTGATGATGGCACTCGCCTTGCCGGGGTGCTGGGCCTCAAGTTGCTTGACCCTCGTGCGGTATACGGCGAGTCGCGTCATGGTTTCGGCGCGGGTCGACAGTTCGGTGAGGGCATCCATGAACGATGCCATGCCCAGCCTGATGTCGGACAGGCTACCGGACCTTGCGGTCTGGAGTGGCTTGCCCCTGGCGGCTATGGCACGCGCCGTCTGGTGGGCACCGGAGCGCCCGATTGAGACGAACTCAGACATGCCGCCACCGGACATGACCCAGTTCCTGTAGTGCTCATCGTAGAAATTCTTGCCGGTCAGCGTCTTGAAGAGCATGACCGACCAGTTTTGCAGGAACAGGGCCGCGTCGGCCGGGTTTGAGATCATGCTCGATGCGCCAACAAAGGCGCTACCGAGGTCACGGATCACGTTGCGCACGGCGAAGTCCGGGGTTCTTGTGGCGCCGAACTTGAGAGCCTCGTTGGCCTTGGTGATGAGTGACCAGATCGGATGATCCTTGCCCTGTGTCTCGTGAGAGAACGAGGCAAGAAGGTCCGGATGGGCCTGATAGACTCTGATCTTGCCGTCGTCGAAGAAGGCGATCATGTCGTCAGCGAGGTCAACGCTGTCGATCCAAATCTTAACGCCGATGTCGTCGGCGGTTGCCGAGTTGCTGAGAATGGCGTCGATCTTCTGCGAGGCGTCGGTCTCGGACATGCCGAACTTGATGAGCGCACCCTTGACCCTGTTGGTTATGATGGTCCTGCCCTCACTGCTCCTCGGGTCGATCTCGTGGCCGAGCTCGTCAATGCCAAGCAGGTCCAGTGCCTGAGCTATCCTGAGCTTGGCGTTATTCATGTACGCCGCGTTGATGCGCTGAGCGGACACCCTAATAGCCGCATCGACCGGGTCCATGATGGCAGTGTTGCGGTCAATGGTGCCGAGGGGCTTGGTGCCTGAGATCGCGTTCCTGGAGATGTCGCCACCCATGGTGACCTCCTTGTCCATCGCCTCGTACAGCGGGGCGTAGAACGCATCGCCCTGGCTGGCCAACCCGCCGGGGTTCTCGGTGATCCTCAGGACCTCCTCGTCGGAGTGGATTCCGTTCTTGTTGGAGAACTTGATGGTGGCGTTCATGAACTGGCTGATCTTGTCTGCCGCCCCAATAATGTCTGCGTCGGCCTCGGCGACAGCCCCACGCCACATCCTCAACTGGTCCTGCATCTCATCAGCGGTCCAGCCCGTGAACCTCTTCGGGTCCATGTCATAAAGCCCCAACAGCCTGCGGGCCTTCATGTACTGGTTGAGCTGTGAGAACTTGCTGAGGTTCCCAGAAATCTTGTGGTGCTTGAGAATCTCCTCGATGCCCATGTTGCCGTCGATACGCTCGCCGGTCTTGGGGTCACGCACGCCGTTGCGCAGGAAGTAGTTGTAGGCCGCCGCCCACCCCTTTACCGAACCCCTGAGGATGTGGTACGGAGACAGTCCGCGCTCAAGCAGGGCTCGGCTGATCTCTGAACCACCTGCGTGCTCCTCGATGACGTACTTGGCCATGTGGTCTGCGTCGACCCAGTCGGTGTAGACCTCGTTCAGGTACCTGCCAGCCGATTTGCCCCGACCAGCCTGGACCTTGGCGTTGTGCTCGTCAGACATGGCCTGAGACGACGGTGCGTTCCGGATCGGGCTGTACTCAAGGCTCTTTCTCCACTTCTTGGAATACACCCCGCCGAAGGCTCGCTTGAGGGCCCTCATGTCGAACAACATGCCGAAGATACTGCTTATGTCGTAGAGCTTGCCGTTGGGCACGTTAAGCGCCTCAATGATGCTGGTCAGGCGAGCGAGCTCGTCCCTGATGGCGTTGATCTCTGCTGAGATCGCGTCGGCACGCTCGACGCTACCCGGAACAGAGGGCAGTTTATCGAGCTCCTTCATGAGCTTGGAGTGTCGCTCGATGAGGACCTTCTGCCTCTTGAGCCTGCCCATCAGGTACTGGCGGGAGGTTTGCTTCTGGTCCTTGATCTTCTGCAACTGCTTGCGGAACTCAGCGATCTCCCTGCCCCTGGCCTCAATCTCCTTGAGGTCGCGCATCGCCCTGTCCCTGATGGCCGGGTCAGAGTTGCGCAGATCGGAGTCGATACGGCGCTTCTTCTGGCGATAGAGGGCGACCTGTCTCTGGTAGGCGAGTTCCGTCCGCCTGATGGCTTCGTCGAGGTTGGCCTCAACGAGCTCAGTGGTCTGCCTCGCCGTAAGTTCCTGGCCGAGTATCGAGTCACGGCCCATGGCATGGAGTATCATGTCGAGGCTGTACTGGCGAGTGCCGTCCTTGTTGATGCGCTTGGGTGGGAACGCCCCGCTCTCGATGTCGGCCCTCGACAGACCAGGGACCAGCCCGGCCTCTTCGTCCTGCAAGCCCATGAGCGTAATCATCTCAATCGCCTCTTCCGGGCTCATGAGATCGGCTTCTTCTTCGGTGAACTTGGCGAGGGAGCTCAGCGAAACCACGGTGTATCCGCCGGTCGACAGGTCGTACATCAGCACTTCATTGTCGGCAAGCTTGACGCCGCTGGTCTTTCTGGCCGTGACATCGTGCTGGCCAATCTGCTCTCCGGTATACAGGTCGACTGGGGCCCCCTGTTCGACTACAGCCCCCTCTTCCACACCTTCTTCGGCTCTGGCCGCCGCACTGGCCTCCTCCATGCCGATGATGCGGGCTTCCTCTTTGCTTGACACCGTGCCGACAGGTTTGGCCCTATTGAGGTACGACCTGATGCGCCCTCTGACATCCTCAAGTGCGTCCTCGATGGCGAATATCCTCGCTCGGGCCTGGGCCTTTGTCGGCAACAGGCCGCCCTCTAGCTCTTCGAGGAACGCAAGGGCACGGCTTTTTGAGTTGAACAGCTCCTCGTGCTTGTTGCCCTGAGGGTCGGTCCATCGAAGCGACCATGTCGGCATTTCCTCGTACCCCTCGGGCAGGTACCTCGTTTCGTCGGTGAGGGTGAGTGCGCTTTTGCGGCCGCGCCGGACGCCCTGGTCCAGCTTATAGTCAAGCGATCCATTCCTCTTTCTCCTGATTCCCGGCTTGGTGCGCTCTCCGCGCTCACCAGCGTAGAACTTTTCCTTCTCTTCTTCCAGTAACTTGCTGAGCTCGTCCTCGGCCGCCCGGGCCCGCTCCAGCCCAGCCTTATCGGTAAGCGGCTCGCCAAGGTCAACCGGCTCGGTGAACTCACCGGGCTCCCGTGGCTCCTTGACCTTGCCAAAGCGCGCCTTCTTCTTGCTCTTCTCTTCCTCGATGGCCTTCTTCTCGGCCCTGATCTCGGCCTCTCTCTTCTTCTGTTCTTCCGCTGTCTTCTTTTCCTGCGCACGGGCCTTCCTGCGTCTCCCCTCGGTTTGGTACTCGTTCTCTTTTTTCTTGGCCTTGGCCTTGGCTTTGAGGGACTTCTTTGCCGCCTGAACATCCTCGGCCGCAGGCCCGGTGGTATCAAACACTCCGACGCCGACATGGTCCCTCAGCCACTCCTCCACCGTGTGGCGTACGTCTGGATTCTCGGAAGTCAGGACCTCGTTGATGGCCTCCTGCTTCAACCTATTTTTCTCGGCGGGAGAATGTTTCTGGCTCTCATCAATGCGCGCCCACTCGCCATTGAGCCAGTTGACGACAGAGCCCAGACGCTTTGGGCGCTTTTTCTTTACGAGCGTCTTCTTGGCGGGCGCAGTCTTTTTCTTTGCGAGCGTCTTCTTGGCGGGGAGCTTTTTCTTTACGGGCTTCTTCTTGGCTGAGAGCGTTTTCTTTACGGGTTCCTTCTTGGCGGGCGCAGGCAACAGCGGCGCGGGCGCCCCCCCAGTCAACAGCGGCGTGGAAGGCAAGACCTTGGGAACCGGCGCACTCCCGGTGGCTGGCCCCGCTCCGGTGGCTGGCCCCGCTCCGGTGGCTGGCTCTGCTCCGGCGGCAGGCCCCGGTGTCTCCTCAGGTGCGACATTAGGGTCGACACCAAGCCGCACGAGTGCCGCCTCGTCGCGCTCAATGTCAAGCTGTGCGGCCTCAACGGCAACATCAGAGTAGTCATCAGGGTTACTAACGATGTGGCGATTGTTCTCAAGGTCCAGCTTCAACCTTTGTATCGTGGTCTCTCTGTCCTCTTCTCTGCCGGTCCTGGGGTCGGTGCGGTCGTCGACATCAGTCTCGGAGCCCGGGGTCGAGGTCTTGCCCTCCTCGGCCAATCGGGCGGCCTCAAGGGCTTTCTTCGCGTCGTACGCCTCCCTGAGCTTCTTGACGCCAGGGAACACGGACTCCAGCTCGTTCAGGAAATCTGAACTGGCGGCATCCTCCCTGAGTAGCGCACCGGTGGCCAGGATCAGGTGCAGGGCCTCGTTCTTTGTGATACTGCCCTTCTTGCTGGCGTGGTTAGCAGTGTCGAGGATCAGGTTGCGTAGGTCCTCTGCGGACTGGGCCTTGCTGACGCCCTTACGGCCGAAGACACCCCGCTGGACCTCACGAACCAGTTGCTCGTGGGTGAGCGTTGAGAGCGCATCACGCTGTTTGAGTATCTGGCCCTTGAGCCACTCGATGGCGTTGCCTTGCGTCTCTGGATCGAGGCCCTCCATCTGTCGGGTCATGTTCTCGATCTCGTCAACCCGGCCCTGGATATCCTTCTCCAGCTTCTCGTCCGAGGCACCTGCGGCATACTCCTCCAGGGTCACTCGCCGCTCTGCGGCCTCGACGCCCATGTCGGACCTGACATCAATCCCGCCGACCTCAGCCTTCTTTACCGGGTTCGACACCTCATCCATCTGAGAGTCGAGCTTGGCAACGAACGTGTCGACCTGCTCCTGCTCTTCTTTAGTGAGCTCGCGCTCGTACGCGGCCGGGTTCATTGAGTGGAGCATGCCGCCGACGATGGCACCGTAGATGAACTCCATCTCCTTGCCGCGCGGGTCGAACACCCCGCTCCAGTCCTTGTCCTCAAGTGCGGCCTCAGAGATGTTCCCCTGGATGATCTCTTGCAGACCTTCGGTTATTGACGCACCGAGCAGTCTTGCGAACCAGTTGCCGCCGTAGAGGGCGTACGGGAAGTCCATGATGGCAACGGCGGGCACGTTCCCGCCGAGGGTCTTGTGGGCCGCGACGAGGGCGTCCTCGTCAGTCCAGCCCCTGTTCTTGGCCTCGGCGTATGTGGAACCGGCCTCAATGATAGCCTCGGGGACAGCCTGACCGGCGGCGAAGCCGATACCCTTGGTTGACAGCCCGAACTTCTTTGAGGTGTCTGCGGCCTTGCCAGCGATGATTGCAAGACGCTGTGCCGCAGGGATGACAGCTCCGCCCTCAGCCAAGCTCATCCCGAACACGGACGCTAGGCGCGCTCCGTACCGGGTGGCGATCATTGAAGCCGCGTTGGCCCCGAGGGCTCCGCCGAGGAACAGCGGCAGGGAAGAGCCGATGGCCCCGCCCAAGCCAGTCCAGAACCCCTCCTGATTGACCTTGAAGTAGTCGTCAGCCCACGACGTAACACCGAGAGAAGCATCAAGCAGGCCACGGCCAAGGCCCATCCTGTTTCCAATGGCGCCGAGGTAGACCCCTCCAAGCACAAAGGACTTGACGGCCCCCTGTGCGACAGCGTCGAGGAAGTCTGAGAACCCGGATTCACCAATTCCGTTGAGACGCTCTGCGTTCTCACCGGCCCTGTTGATGAAGTCGGTGTCGCTGACTCCCAGCATTCCCGACTCATCTTCGAGCTTCTTGTACCACCCGGGCCCGTACTGCTTTTGCTCTGCCTTCTGTCTGAGTGACCTGCCGAGCTTCCATTCAACGAAAGCCTTTTCGGAAGGCTTCTGTAGTACCCTGCTTTGCCCGGCCTGCCACCTGAAGTCTGCCCCGGGTGTTCCGACGTACGGAACGCCAGACGAGCTCCGTACAAGTCCATCCGAGACCGGGAAAGAGAAAGATTCAAGATCGTGCGGGGTGCCACGAAGGTTTGAGTAGGTCTCAAAGAACTTTTTCTCGTGCCACGCGCCGTTCTTGCCGCGAGTGATCCCGTTACCAGCCTTGATCTGGGCGTCGATGGTGCCCATGCCGTCGTGGTACGCGGCCACCGCATACCTCAGGTTGCCCTTGTACCTGTTCAGCAACAACTTAATGTACTTGGCCCCGGCGTCGAACCCGACCTGAGGGTTGTCCATGACCATCTTGCGCCACTCTGCGTCGCTGTTGACATCGTAGCCCATGTCCTTTGCCGCTGGCCACATGACCTGCATGCCGCCGTAGGCGTTGCCGAACTTAGTCTCCTGCATGGACACGGCCGTCGGGTCACCGCCTGACTCCGGAACAACCAAGCTGAGAATAATCGCCGGGTCGACCTGAGCCTTGTTTGCGGCTCTGGTGATGTAATCGCCACTCCGCTCCCATACCTTGGCGTATTTGTCGGGAACGGTCATTCCGGTGTAGTCGCGCACCTTTACCGGCGGCGGCTCAGACCCGTACCCGCCTTTGCCGGTGGGGTACACATCGTCTTTTTTTGCGTAGTCTGTGATATCGAACGGCACGATGTCTCCTGTCTAACGCAGTCCCTGTACGACACCAAACCACGACAGCGGTTCGGTCTCTTTCTCTTTTCTGAGGCGCGTACGTAGCCACTCTTTCCGGGTGAACCTCTTGGTCTGCTTCCACCCGTCTGCCGTGAGCGTGTAGACGAGAACGCCCTCGGGGGTCCGGTAGTACTTGTTCTTGGTCTTGCCCTTCTTGATGGTGACTCCGGCATCTGGCTTGCCTGGGGTGACTCCGGAATCTGGCTCGCCTTCTGGGAAAATCTCACGGGCGTAGCCGTCATCGACCTCTTTCTGTATCGCCTTCAGGCCGTTCATGAACGGAACGGTCTCGGTTGAGATCGACGCCTTTGCGTCTTCGAGCGCCTGTGCGTCCATGATCTCCTTGAGGCCCTCGATGGTGAGTATCACAGGATCGGAGTCTCTTCCGGTATACATGGTGAAGAGGTTGTCAACGGGGTCCCAGGTGCCCGCTGGCAGGGCCGGGTCCGTCATGAAGTCCAGCACGGTCTTGGGCAGACCCTTCTGGTCCGGCAGTCCGGCGGCGCCGTACTTGTCGACTAGCGTGAGGAACTTGTCGGAGTCGATGACCCCGTCCTCACCGAGCATCCACGACATGCGCCCCGAGACCAGATACTGCATCTTGGCGGTGTCCATGCCCGGCCTCTGTGCCAACTGGGCGGTGTAGTCCATCACGTTAGCCACAGACGCTCTCTCGCTCTTGTCTAGCTGGGCGATGAACCCGCCCATCTGGCTGACGTCAACGCCCAGGATCGCGGCCATGGTCCTGTTGCCCGCCGTAACAAGATCGTCAATGCGCTCGATGTCTTCCTTCACGCCAGCCTTGTACGACGCGGAGCGAGCGTCGATGGCGTCCTGCAACTCCTTGATGTGCTTGGCTTTGACGAAAGAGTTTTCGCTCTGGTTTACGGCAAGCTCTTTCGCTCTCTGGACGACGGCATCGTCACCAAGCAGGTCGCCGATGGCGGCGCTTCTCGCCTCATCTTGTCCGTACACTGACACTGCGGCCTCACGCATGATGGTGCCGATGTTTCCCTCCATCTGCATGTACCACCGGTCGAGGTTCATTGCGTCGTTGCCGCGATAGCCCTGCATTCCAGCCTCAGTGGCTCCGCCCTTTTGCACCGTGCCGAACAGCTCTCTGGCCTTCTTGAGAACGGCACCGGTCCGCTCTTCCTCTGCGGCCTGTTGTGCGACCTGCTGTTCCGCCATTCCCTGGAACGCCATCTGCGGGTTTAGGAAGCTGGGCCCCCGCGCCGTCACGCCAACAGTGGTCCGCTCGGCCAGCTCGACAGCCTCGGGCTTCGTGATGTAGTTACCGTACGGCTGGTCGAGCACGGTCTGCGGGGCATACTTGCCGTAGGTCCCTATAAGGGTCTCGTGGGCCTTCGCCGCGTCCTCCGTGGTAATGGCGCCAGAGGCTAGGTCTTTCTCGATCTTCTGGGTTTCGGCATACGCCTTCTCGCGGACGCCGAACTCCCACTCTTCCCTGCGCACCGTTTCCTTCTGCGCTAGTCTGGCGAGCTCGGCGTACTTGGCGTTTCTCGCCCGAGCCTCGGCCATGCCGCCACCAAAGATGCCCATCGTTCTCTCCTATCATGTAACCAAGCCGGTAAGCCAGTCGTTGACACCCTTGAGACGGTCGTTCTGGTTGATCCACGACTGCTGGTCAACGAGGGCACCGCCGATCTCACCGAAGAGGCTGTCCCTGAACTGGCCAGGGGTGGACTGTCCGACCTGCCTGCGGCTACCGTAGATGTTTGACATGATGCCGCTCATCTGTCCCGCCATCTGGGAGTAGGCGCCCATGCGGGCGCCAGCAATGCTCTCTGCCGCCTGCTGGCCCATGATCGTGGCCCTGCTCAGCTCCTGACCCTCCATGGCCCCGAGCTGGCCCAACTGAGAGGTGCGGACGGAGCTGACCCCGGTGCCGGTGCGCGACAGGGCGGACATCGCTGAGCCCTTCTGCTTGGCGAAAGCCGTCTTGACATCCTGCCTGCCGAGCTCAGTGAACTTGTCGCCGAGCTGTCCGACCAGACTCTCAAAGGCGTCCGGAGTCATCTGCTCCAGCAGGCCGGGCATCTGTCTGCCGATCTGCTCGATGATCTGGCGCTGTGCTGGTGAGAGCGACTCGAACCTCGCCACGGTCTCACGGTCTCCGCCAAACAGCCCGCCAGCGATCCCGACGGCCGCACCGAGCTGGCCGCCAGAGGCGAACCCTGCGGCTCCGCCTAAAATAGAATCGAAGAATCCCATCTCTAACCTTCCCTGATAGAGCGATCAAGGTCATCGCTCAACATGCCAAGAACGCGTATGTCCTCAGGCTCTTTCCCGTGGAAGCGAACGGCATCACGCATCCGGCCCTCAACGACGAATCCCAACGAGCAGAGCGCCCTCTTTGTCTTCGACCTCGAACTGGGGACCAAAGAGTTCAATCTCCTCACTCCTGATCCACGAAAAATGCCAGTCAAGACGGGCATCACCGCACCGCGAAGGTCTTCGTCGAAGCCACTCCGGAAGTACTTCGGTACCGGAATAAAATCTAAGCTCGCAGTCTCGCCCTCTTGGACATCGCTGACAAAGATATTCGCCACCTCCTGACCATCTCCCTCCGTCACGACAAAGTGCCTCCCCTGGTACGCCATGCCATTGCATATACAGACCACGGTATCTATCGACTCGGGCAGAAGCCTGTGGTGCTTTAACACCTCGTAGATTTGCTCCGCCGTCAGGTTCGTGTTCTCTGTAGCGATCCAAGTCATCTCGTACCTTTTCTGCTCAGGCCAAGGACCATTCCGGCGATACCGCAGTGGTAACGCGAGGAGTCGGTTATCGTGAGGCTGAAAATCTTTCCAAGGCCGCCCGCCTCGTAGGTGACCATCGACCGACCTGACATGTTCCACGTGCCGTCATTCCAGAACCCGAAGTTCCAGCGACCGCTGGTTCCAGACATCGGCACCAGCACATACGACACGCCCTCGCCGGTGGAATCGTAATCGTAAGTGATCTCGATCTCAACCTCGGCGCTTCCCTCTTCGCTGTAGATCACCATGAGGTCGAGACCACGCTTGTAGTTGTGGACCTCACCAGCGTCGTACCAGCGAGTGCGGTACAGCATCTCGATGACAGTAGGCTCCTCGGTGTCGATGGTGCCTATCCCGGTGGTCTCAGTGGCCTCAGTGGATGCGGCCACCCTCACGCTGAGAGCGTCCCTGGCGTAGAACGTGTCATCGTCGACGACCTCAGCGTAATACGTGTTGCCGTCGTGTGAGAACCAGTCGCTACCTGAGTCTATCCCGTTCATCGTGAACGAGTCTCCGGTGCTGAGGCCGTGCCCTGAGACCGTGATGAGCATTGCGCTATCGCTGACCTCAATCTGCTCAGTGGCCTGAGACACTTCGTCGTAGTCGTCGTACGACCCGGTGTTCATGATGTAAACGAGGCGCTCGCTGTTTGAGCCGCCGAACGTGTAAGAACTGCCGCTCTCAGGGTTCTCGAACGCTACAGCTTGAGACATCTCAGCGTATTTGCCACCCCAGTTTGACCAGCGCCCGTCCTGATCCAGCCTTGAGGGGTAGTAGTAGACGAGGCAGGCATCGTTTCTGGTGCTCTCGTCGGGGAAGTGCCAGATGATGCGCTGGTTGAGGCGCTCGTGTCTGGCGATGACCTTTCCGCCCTGCCCGGTGGTCAGTCCGCGCGAGACCTCAATGACATCAGCAGACACCGAGACATCAATGAGGTCAGCCCCGGCCGCCGTGGTCGACAGCTTTCTGGGCCCGTCGTAGCTCCAGAAGTAGATGTCGTTGCCGACCTTGACCACGCTATCGTTCGACAGGGCGCCGACCGGGTACTCCTGAGCAACCCGGAAGTACTCCCCGAGCTCGCCCTGATAGAGCACGGTGCGCTTGGTCTTAAACACGACGACATATCCCATGAGGTCGCGGACCGCTACGACGCGGTCTCCGTCACCAGCCATGCAGTAGAAGTATCCACCGTCAATGGCAGGAGAAGCCTCAAGCGATGCGGCCGCCTCATCGGCAAACTGCGTGTTGCTGTGCAGGAAGTTGTACGGAACCCCGAGCTCCGAGTAGTCGACGCGGCTGGGGTCCCTTGAGAACCCGTAGGCGAACATCCTGGCCCCAAGCCCGGTGCCAACGTAAGTCGTAGCGCTGGGCCAATCAGTGGGGCCTGGGGGGAAATCCTCAGTGGTCCATGTCTCGTCCGGGTCGGCCCAGCGCCTGGGATACCCGCGCCTGGGGTTGGTGGCGTCGTACACCCCGAGCGGCCACCGGCGGACATGGTCGTCATTGCCCAGCAGGAGGGATGACCCGATACCAGTGGTCTCAGTGGCCTGAGCCGATCCAGCCACCCTAGTGAAGTCACCGTCGAGCAGGTAGAACGTGTTGGCTGTGACCTCCTCGACAAAGAACGACCTGTTCTCAAACGAATACCAGTCGCTCGTTGAGCTGATCCCCGAGAGCGTGACGATGTCGTAGTTGGCGTAGCCATGCCCGGTGATTGTCACGAGAACGGCGCCCGAACTGACCTCAATCTGCTCGTTCGTCTGGGACACGGAACTGGCCGACATGCCCCCGCCAAGAATGAACGGTTCACTGCTTCCGTCGCAAACGTAGAGGCATTCGCCCTTGTTTTCGACCGATGTCGGCTCGCCGCCCGTGTACGGGCCGGATTCAACGGCAAAGGCCGCCGTGGTGGAGCACGGCTGAGACAGGTTTTCTGCCGGTGCGTGAATGAGCGACCACGACCCGCCGATGGACCCGATGTCCAGGGCGCTCATGTGGCCCTGAGAGGCCACGTACAGGAAGCCTAAGCTCTCAGACGGGCGATACAGGACAGACACCATGTCGATGGACGTTGACCCGTACGGGGCATTCTGGAGCCTCTGGAGGCCATCCCTCTTGCGCATGGACCCGACCGGGTCCAGGTCTACGTTCAGCATCTCCGGGCTGTCGTGGCTCTGTATAAAGAGTTCACTTATGTGGGTGTTCAGCCCGGCGAACGGAATCCTGAATGCAGGGTACTGATTCTCACTTTGAAGGGCCATCAGAGCTCCCCGCTGTAGTCGAATCCTGGATACGTGTCCTCTGGCCCAATCCTGCGAGACCTCGCACGCGCCTGCATCAGCAGGCCCTCTCCACGCTGTTCGTCGACCGAGAAGTCGGCGTACTCAAACACCTGCTTGTAGTACCCGAGGGCCAGGAAGTGCATGGCGTTGTGGAGCGCGGGGGGCAGGGGAATCTCATCCTCTGAGAGCGTGAGGGTCTTGTAGGCCCGGTAGTAGCCGAACAGCATCCGCCCTTCCAGCTCGAAGTCGTCGTACAACGACTCGTCGGGGACACGCCACAGGAACATGAACCGCCCCTTGATGCCCCAGTGGGTGGGTTTGCCGTGGTAATTCCGGTCCACCATGACGCTCATGATCTCAGCGGCCTTTTGCGCCGCGAGGCCGCTGGTCGCATCCAGCCCCAGCTTCTCGTACCCGGGCATGTCGTACATGTCCGGAACGGCCGAGACGAGATGCTCGTACGAGGTCATGGTCAGGCCGATCCTGTTCCCGACGGACACCGGGCCGCTTGAGTACTCCTCGTAGTCGGCCGGGAGCTCGTAGAACATGACGGAGCTCTCCATGGAGAAGTTGACCCAGTTGTGGCGCCACTCCCACTGGTTTGCCGTCCAGATGCGCTCACACGCGTTGTTGACCGCCCCCATGGCCGCAAGCGTATGCTTGCTTGGTGCAAGCAATGAGCCCACAGCCGAGTGCCCGCAGGAGATGAGCAGGTTGTCTACCGCCTCGACGAACGTCTTGGTCGATGGTTGCCTGATGGCGATGTCGCTGAGCGGATTGCTGAGCAAGAATCCCATGATGCCTCCAAACAAAAAGGGGCCCAACAGCCTAGCTGAACGAGCCCCTAAGACACTTGTCCACGGTTACGCAGAGGGCATCACCGAGTAGCTGAAACGAGGAATGCGCTTGGTGACCACCTGGGCCCCGTCGTCCGTGATCGGATTCGCGTTCCTGATGTCAAAGCTGACCTCTTCGACCTCTGTCGTCCCGAGGATCTGGATGATCTCAGGAGGTACGTCGACCCAGATGCCGAGCTTCACGTTCCACCGCTGATGCACCGGCTTGCCGTCCTTGTCGCCTCGAATGAGGTTGAACGGCTGGCGAGACGGCATGTCCTCGCTGGTGCGGTTGATGCGGAGGCTCATCCACTTCGGCTGATAGTTGCCGTTGGGGTCGAGGCAGTAGTGCCCGGCACTGCCGGGTAGGGGGTTGACGACGTTGCTCGGCAGGGGCTTCCCTGGCTCAAGCTGTCCTCGTCGAATCTCCTCGTCGACTGCCATCGTCTCTTTTGCCTTGGCAACAAGGTCTTTCTCGTTCAGTTTCTCCATGTTCTTCTCCCGAGGTTTACGCCCTCCGGCGCTGTGTCGGCTCATCGGTAGAGGATGGCGACGTAGTTGTTGCCGGTCGCTGAGAGCGTTGCGGCAAGCATGGTGACGGTCGGTTCTGCGGTTGCCGAGACCGTGACGTTAACGGCCACACCGACGGTGTGAGCGCCGGTGGTGCCAACGAGAACGCTCTCAATGCCACCGGCCATGAGAACACGCATGCTCGCCGTGCCCCCAGGGTCCTGGCGAATGACCTCGACCGCAGAGGGCTCAAACCCGGGGTTGATGGTCACGCCCTTCGTGTCGCCGGACCATGTGTAGACAGAGATCGAACTGCGCGGACCTCTGCCGTCCTTGACCAGGGTTGCTTCTGCCATCTCAACTCCTCATGGAGTCGGCCCCCCGAAGGGGGCCGTTCTCCTACTTGTAGGCCACGATGAGAACCTCATCGGAGGCGTTCAGGAAGGCGGTGGGGATGGTGATGCCGGGGGCGTAGCCGTCCCCGCTACCAGTCTCCGCGGCGCCGTCGTAGTACGTCGGGGCACTGGACGCGTCGGTGCGCACTCCGGTCGAGCCGGTAGTGTAGGCACCCTCTCCGCTGGTCCAGTTGGAGCAGATTTCCCACATGTTCGTGGTCGTCTTGTTGATGATCTTGCAGTACGTGGGCTTGAAGCCCAGCGGCACCGTGGCGTCGTTGCCGTCGGCGGTGAAGGTAACCAGGACCACGGCATTGCCGGGGGCCGGGTTGAGGAAAACGGGGGTCACGAGAGCCATTTCAGTTCCTCCATGTATGGGGCCCCATGCGGGGCCCCGTTAGGGTCAAGCGGCGGCGGCCACGACGCGATACATCCAGTCGTCGTTGAGAATGATCGCGCACCCGGCCGACTTCCAGCCGACGGTATTGCGCTGTTCCAGCGGATCGGTGTTGCCACCGGCGCGCTGAATGATGGTGCGAGCACTGCCGCGCTGGAGGGGCACGACGCCGTAGGCGTCACGGGCGAACACGAGCACGCCGTACACATCAATGGCACCGGTGCCCTGCCCGGAGTACACCTTGGCGTTGGTCGAGGTGATGAAGCGGATCTGGCGGTACTTGCCGATCTCGTTCTCCATCACGCCGTCAGCGTTGGCGTACTGCTCCACGGGCACGAACTTGTTCATGCCGCTGACCGGGAAGTTGGTCGTGTTGTAGAACGAGCCCTCCAGGTCGGTGTGGATGATCGCCCAGAAACTCTTGGCGACCGGGTAGGTATTGACACGGGTCGAACCGCTGATCTGAGGCTGGAACACCTTGGCGTCGGCACCCTTGAGGGCGCTGATGACGGTGTCGAACAGCGTCGAGGTCAGCACATCACCGGTGGCGATGTCGCCGACGGCCGAGTTCCCGGTGCCAGCGTAGGCCACGCTGGTACCAGTGACGAGGTACTCGCGGTAGACGGAGTCCATGGTCTCACCCATGTTCTCACCCATGAGCTCCACGCTCTGCTGAATGATGGGGTCGACATGGGTCATGTCCACGAAGTCGGAGACGATCACGTAGTTACCATACTGCTTGATGGTAGCCACGTAGTCGCGCTTGACCAGCGAGGTCCCGTCGGGGGTCACGCCTTCGCTCAGGGGGATGGTTGCCTGATCCAGCTTCTCGTAGCGCCGGAAGACCATGCTCTGGCCCTTGCGCATGCCCAAGGGGTGTTGCATCCCGAACTGCTGGTGAACGAGCTCGGGCTGGGCTCGCTTCAGGAGCGAGCGATTGTATACGCCACGAGTTACACTTGGGAGAGTGTCGCTCGAAGCGTGATTGCCATCACCAGTGGCAAAATAGTCGATGGTCTGAACGGTTGCCGCCATGTTTGTATCCTCCTGTTAACGCCGTGGGGTGGTCCTGATCTTGGCCATCCAGGCGTCAAACTCTTCGTCTGGCATATCCCAAACGGACTGCTCACTGGGGCCTCGCGGCCGATCCGGTGGAGTGTTGCCGCTCGGGGCGGAATGTGCCATGTCGGTGAAGTCCCGGCCACTATTAATGCGATTTATCTTGGCTCTGAGGGCGAGGGCCTCGATCCCAAGACGATTGTCGTATTCGGCCTGCTCCTCCGGGGACATGGCCTTGAACATCTCCTCAACGTCTTCCATGAGCTCCTTGCGGAACCCCTCGACCCTGGTCTCAATGAGCTCGATGTTCTGGTCACGCTCAACCCGGGTGATCGCCGGGCCGTAGCGGGCTTCGAACTCACGCCTGATCCTGGCCTCGTGGGCCGCAAGAACTGGTCTCAAGACATCGGCGACCTCCGGGTCAGTGTCTTCCGGCAGGCTATCTGCCACGAAGTCGTCACTTTCCTTCGGAGCGGGATCAGGTTCGGGTGCGCGCGTGGGCGCCCCTTCGAGCATCTTGCGAATGGCCTCGTCCCGCATCTTGACGGCCTCGTTACGCTCTCGCGTGAGGTCGGAAATCCGCTTGTCGACGCCTGATTCTGCCTTCTGCTCTTCCTGTTCTTCCCGAGGTGGGTTCGCCTCTTGTCCTTCGTCAGGTCCACCCAGTGTCTCGTCGAACTGGCTGAACTCATCACGCTGAGTCATGCTCTAGCCTCCGTGTTTACGCCTCGGTAGGCGGGCTTTCTTCTAGCTCATGAGACAACCGCCCCACGAGCCATGAGTGGAATGAGCGCAGTCCATGGACTTGGCCGTCCTTGTGGGCGCGTACGATAGCCCATGAGGGCTCCGAAACGTCCACGAGGGTATCAGCAGTGGCGCGCCGCATAAGCTCTGCGAGGATCACTTTGAGACCATCAGTTGATCTCAGGGCCTGAATCGACTCCACCTCGAAGTCGAAATCATACCTAACCCCCGATTGCCGCCATTGAAGCATCCGATACCTCCGGTGTCTGTCCCTGCGCTCCGCCGCTACCAAGCATACCGAACCGGATCATCTCAGAAAGAATCTGGTCGGCTCTGGCCTCGTCGTTGAAAATCTCATCCGAATCGCTGAAGCCCAGCTCTTCGTAGACCTTCTTGATGAGGTTCAGCAGGTTGACGACGGGCAAAATCATTGGGTTTCCGGTGACAAGTTGCTGGAACATCAGGAGATTCTGAGCTCTCTCCTGTTTGTCAGTGGCGTATCTGGTCCCGTTGACCGAGATAACCCATCCACGCCGAATTGACTCCGGACTCACCAATACAAAGCTCGCCTGCCCCTTCTGGAGCGAGCGAGCGGCCTCTGGCTTCGTGATGTACTGGCAGTTCAACTGCACGAAGAGGTCTACGATCTCACGAAGCACGGTGGTTTCGATGTGCTCGGCGACCTTCCCGATGTCGGTGCCGAGAACCATGCTGTCGGTCTTGGTCTTGGTGGCGCTCTCACGGCTGTCGCCTGAGAGCGGAGAGCCACTCTTAGTGACCATCTTGAACTCGTTCTTGAGTAAGACCAAGTCCTGCATGGACAACTGCAACCCAGTGAGGTTCTTCTCAATGGGCACAAGATTGTTTATGTCCCCGACCATGTGAACTTTCGCGGGGGCGCTCTTGAGAGTCTTGGCGATAATGCCGTCATCGACGGCCTTGTATTCGGGACTCAGAGCAAAAGAGACAACGTCGACGTTCTGGTTGGCCCTGACATTGGCGAGATCGGCCAGCCCGAGAGCTGGTTCGAGGGCGCCGATGCCATAGACCTGTCCAGGTACGTCACGGTAGGTAGCAAGGCGTACCGGTGTTTCGCCGGACCACAGGAAGGTTGGCTCGAACCTTACGAGGGTGGATTCGTTTGCAACGCATGCGCAGAACCCGACGAACGTAGAGCGCCCGTCCAGTGACCCGCCCGGGATTTCCATTGTTCCCCACGCCTCAAGAACATCAACCTGTTGCGCCTCAGGCACTTGTAACCCGAATGCGAGGTAGGACTCGTTGAGGTGGGACTCATCCCGCGCGGTCCTGCGCTCCCTTGGCGTGACGTTGTCGACGTTGTCATAGACCGAGTATCCAAAGGCGTTCTTCTCGGCCATCCTCAACATCGCGGCCTTTGACATCCACGACCGCTTGATGCACAACCGGTGTGAATTGTCGGTGGGAAACGGGTCCACCACGAAATTAAAGATGTCCCCTACCTCAATGGAGGGTCCACTGTAGGCAATCTTCTTGGCGTCTGCGGGCGGAGGCTCCGGGGCAACGAGGCTGGGGGGAGGAGGTGCCTGCTGACCCGAAGCCTCCGCAATTCTGGCGATTCTCTGCCACTCCTCCATGGCCACAGAGTATTCCTCCCAAGATTTCTTGTGGAGGATTTCCCACTGGGCCATACCGGCCTCAAAGGCCGGGTAGTCGATGACGCGTTCTTTGCGCCAGCCGACCGTGTAGGGAGCGTTGCCCACGATAGCCAACTGTTTAACGAGGATGTCGTACTGGCGAGCAAAGCCCATTCGCCCTATCTGTTGATATAGCAACGCTTTAAGCTCGTCGGCGGCCTCGTCGTCATACTTGAGCTTGCCGGGTGTTGACGCCGACATGCCTATCCAGTGGTTCCCGGGCATGGTGATTGCGGTGATCTGAGAGTGGAGGGTCTCAACTGCGTCGAAGCTCAGGGGGATGTATCTTGCTGATCGTCCTTCTTTTTTGGCTCGGGTGTCCCAGACGGTAGAGAAGTCCGATAAGTACGCGCGAACGCACTCCATCCAGACTTCCTCTTTCACCTTCCTTGCGTCCTTGAGCTCTCGATACCGAGAGACGACGTAATCGACGACCCTCTGTTCGTTTGCGGAGGAAATAATCACGGTCTGCCCTCCCTGAGCCTCTTTGCTATCTCCGCCACACGAGCTTCACGATCCATCTCTCGGTCGGAAATCAACCACACATTTACCAATCTGTCAAGGCTCTCTCTCTCAAGTGGATACAGCCGGACGGCATCGCGCCACTCACTGTGCCTGGAGAGCTTGAGCTCGCGCCACTTCTGGTACTTCTGGAGCCACCAGACGGCCTTGAACTTGATCTTGAACTTCCTGAGAACGACCCCGTGCTTGCAAGTGACTACCTGCCAAGGTCTTTTGCCCGATCCGGTGTTAATCAGCTTGGCCGCGTGGAGGTCCCGGATGCACTGCTTTCGCTCCTGAGGGGGCTTCCAGCCCATGTTTTTGTAATCGGCGACCTCATTAGCGTGAGAGAGCTTCCAGCGGTGAGCCCGGTCTTTGCTGGAATGCATGGTGCAAACCCTGTAGCCGCCGGTCTTTTTGTCCTTCTCCACACGCCAAGTCCCGCCGCAGTTGCCGCCTACCATGAGCCATAGCTCATCCTGGGCTCGCCCATCCTCGCGTCGTCGTCGTAATCCATGAGGATATTCCGATTAGCGTTGCGCCTGGGCTGAGGACGGTGCCCGGACAGGCCGCCCCTGAGTGCATCGTAAAGATGGTCCTCGGCGTGGGTATCAACGTCCTCTGGGTTCCTGCGGTCCAGTGGCAGTGAGATCATGGTGCGGATCAGGTGCTTGCATCGGGGGTGTATCTTGATTCGGGGCTCACCGTTGGTGATCTGCAAGTACTTATGTACCAACTGTTTCTGGATGTACCTGCTCCCGGGCCCCTTCGGCCAGGGGCGCCAGCGCATCTTGTGGCCGCCCAGCATCTGAAAAATCGTCTCGCCGCCCTCCTGGGCCCAGCACTGGGGGTCGAGATACGCCTCGTAGACCTCCCACTGGTTGCGCAGTTCGATCTCAGCGATCTTATCAGCCACCAGATCGGGGGCGTGCCTGACCCCAACATTGGGCTTTGCGCCCATTCCGTAGAGCTCGTTCGGGATATGAACGACCCCATCGAAGTTCTCAAAGAACCAGATGCACCCGTAAGGCCGGTCGTAGCCCCAGTCGCAGGACCTCCAGAGCCTGACCCCAGGCGGAACCTCAAACTCCTGGACATGGACATCCTTGTTGAAGTCCGAAAAGGCGGCCCCAGCGGCGATATCCCAGTCCCCATCACGAAGAGCGCGCCTCAAGACGGGGTCGGCAATCCCATCGAGCATGCCCTCATACGCCGGATCGTTCTTCATGAGGATAATGTTATCGCTCAGCTTAGCGGGGATAAACACCCTCCTGAACGCATTACCCTTGCTGTCCCTGAACTCGAACCCCTGCATGGGCTCGACCTCACCGATGCGGAACCTCCGCTTGACCCAGTCATGCCCCACGCCGCCAGGGTTCGCAGTCAGCCGGATATACGTAGGGCTACCCTTGGGAGAACGCGTTCTCGTGCGCAGATACTCAAGAACGCCGTCATCCGGCCACTGAGTCGCCTCGTCCATCCCGATCCACGAGTACTGCTGACCCTGATGGTCTAAAACCTTGATATCATCGTCAATACTCGCCAATTTGAGGCTACTGAGGCCCTTCTCAGTCCGAAACCACCACGTTTTCGTGCTCCGACGGTAGCTGTCACTCCCGTAATGAGGGCCAAATATCTCCAGACAGCGCTTCTCGATCTCAGCCAACTGAGGATAACTCCGGCGCGCCAACACACCATGCCACGCACCACCAAACTGCTCGACCCCAGCCGAAAAATCACCGATCAACGCGTCACTCTTACCGCCACCAGCCGCACCACCGTACAAAACCTCCTTGTACGGACACATCAAAAACGCCGTCTGGGGCCCAGGCTGAGGCGTCCAGATCACCTTGCCGTCAGGTGAGCTCAAAAGGGCCCTTCCTCGACCTCAGGACCGTGAGTATCCTCCGGAGCACCATCAAGATCACTCACAGGATCGTGCGAAGATGCCACAGCCTCGTCGGAATCCACGACAACATCACGACCCAGCAAGCCTGCAAGCCTGCGGGAAGCAATCATCGCCTCGATCTCAACGAAACTCACCACTTCTCTCGACCCCCGATACTCCAAAACCAGCTCATCTCCAGGATTTATGCGGAATTTCATCGACTACCAACCTTTCCGGTCTTCAAACCATGATACTTCGCCAATATCCTGCTCCCCCTGAACGCACCAGACGCCAGCAAATTGCCCCTCACACGCGGCAATACGCTAAATGCACGATTATTGAACATCGGCATCTTCATCGCCTTGCGACTACTCACGATTCCAGAGACATTCGGTCCTAATAGCTTCATTTTTTACCCCTATTTGTGCGGGGAGACATCAATAAGAAGCATCTCTCACACAAAGCGCCCTAGTACCCTATAGCACATCACGAGCATCAGCGCAAGTCCGTGTGGTCTCCCCGCTAAAGCGGGGGAAGACCACACTCAAAGCAAAGGAGCAAACAATGAACGTCATCACAGCAACCGAACTGCGTAAGACCTCCAAGTACGAATACCACGAGTGCCACGACGACGACTACGAGTGCGAGTCCGTCTACAATAAGGCTCGGTACCACATCTGGGTGCTCCAGCGTAACTGCGCTGGGGTTGGCCTGCGCAACCTCAACGAGGCCACCAGGGTCTCGGCCCTTGCCTCCCTGCTCTGGTACCGGGACTTCCTGACTGAGGAGCCCGTCGGGGTCGACGAGCGTTACGACATGGCCAAGGAGCAGTTGCTCTGGGAGCTGAAGGGCATCCTGGAGTCTGCGGGGGTTGTTGGCTACTAGGCCGAATAGGGTGAAGGGGGCCTTCGGGCCCTCTTTACCTTTTTTTTTGCTTCTTACCACACCGGCCTAAGTCGCTCCCTCACTCCACCGGCTACGCTCTACGCCCTCTCACGCTCTCACAACCACCGGGGCGAGCGCCCTCCAAAGCGAGGGGACTCGCCCCTCATTCACACTCAACAAAAGGAGCAAATCATGACTACCGCGAACAAAGCCCAGCAGAAGGTCGAGACCGAGCGCCGAATCGGCAGGCTCTCAAAGAGCCGGTCGAAGGACGCCCTAAAGGTCGCGAATCTGGCTGAGGACGTCTACGAGGCGCTCGTTCTCCAGGGTGTTCATCAGTCCCTCGCCCACGCCTTCACGAGGCAGATGCTGGACTGCAAGTTCGAGGACGGGCACTGCCCCAGCCGGAAGGCCCGCATCTACATGTTCAAGGCTCTTCAGAAGGAGATGGGCTAGGCGGGTTGATGAGGTTCTGGGCGCGGTCGAGTTCACGCTTGGCCGCGTTCTCCCAGTCCTCGCTCTTACCGGGGATCAAGATCACGCCTGCATTTATCCTGACGCTTTCAGGATTTATCGTGCGTCGACTCTTGACTAGGTCCGAATGGGCTTTGACCAACTTCGATAGGATGTTGGCTTTCTCTGAGAGGGGCGTCTTTCGGTTTCTTTGTAGCTTTATAGCCATATCTAGCACAATGGAACCAAGTGCCTCAGTTGTTTTATCCTCACTGTTGGCCGAGGGCGAGGGTAGTCCACTATCCTCATTCTCAGCCTCGATAGGATAATCATCCTCAGGCTGGCTTATTATATTATTCACCCTATCTCCTGTTGGACTAGCTAAGTAAGCAGTAAAACCATTCCGGACCCCTCATAACCTATATTATGTGTCCCCGAAATTATCGTTGTCAAGAAAATTCTTTTCGACCTTAGCCCTTTGAGGCTAACCACCACGGCTAATTCCCCAATAAACCGAGCGGGGAATTAGCCTCGCTTATGTTTAACACCTTATTAAAGGAGCAACGCCATGTACGATCAAATTTCAATCTACGCCGAAACCCTCTGCGAGCTGGTTCCCGCCCACCGGGAAGCCATTGAGGCCGGGCTGGACCCCAATCCGGGCGACGTGGTGCAGATCGTCGAGTCCATGGACCAGTTCTGTCTCTCGATGGAACAGTTCGTGGAGGCCAGCTTCGAGGACGACCCGGAGACGGGCTACCTCCTGGCGAATGCCACCACCCGCTTGGCGTACGCGCACGCGTTCGTCAATGGCCAGGTCTCCGACGAGGAGATCTGGGAGATGTTCGAGCTGATGTTTGATGACATGGCGGCGGGGTGCCTGGACATCCGTCCGGAGCACCGTGCCATCCTCTCCGAAAAGGAGGCGATCGAGTTCAGCGCCGCCTTGAGGAGGATGTTCGACTAAGTTCGGCTGGCACCCGCTGGCCGTTAACCGGGGGGGGTCATTTGGCCCTCCCCATAACCTGAAAGGGAGCAAAAATGCCAACCAAATCCAAAAAAAGGGGCGCCAAGGGTGAAGCCCTGCGCGCCAAGCGTGAATCCCTGCACACAGCGGTAGCGGACTCACTGGAAGAGTTCTACAAAATGGTCAAGGAAGGCAACGCCCACGGCTGGCGTTCGCCTGGACCGGCTCAGTGGGACCTCTGGACCGTATTCGATATCCTCGAAAGGATGACCCCGGAACCGGAGTCTCCTAAAGAGAGGGCGATCATCGAAAACCTGGGTACGGCCATCGCCGACCACATGATCGACACCTTCCGGCAGAAGGAGCCCTTGCGTAAAGCTGGGCTGAAGGCCCTCACCATGATGGCCGACTGTATCAAGAAGGAGCTGAAGTATTAATGCAGTTCCTCATTGATCTTTACTTGCTGGGGATTACGGGGGTGTTAGTCTGGCTCATCGTCAGGCTTAACCACCTCTACAATCTCCACAACCTGCTCAGTATCTCTTTCTACAAACTCCACCACCGCTTCCAGAAGTGGTGCGAGGAACAGTGGGACGGGGACTGAGCGCCACGGGGAGCCTTCGGGCTCCCCCTTTTTTTTTGAGCGGGCGCCGGTGTCGTTCGGTCGCTCCTGTGATGACTAAACAAATCGCCCGCACGTGTGCGCGCTCTCAATTCATTCAGAAAGAAAAATCACCCCACGATAGTGGGGGATGATTTTTCAAGAGTAGAAAGGAGCACGCAATGCACAACCTCAAGATGGACATGCGAAGCATGATACAGCTTTGCAAGGACCTGGGAATCCACGACGATCTCACCGATCTCTCAGCCAAGGAGCTGAGAGACTTGGTCAACAAGGCGCTGGAAAAGCGTCCGGTTCGTGATGATAATCACGATAACCCCAACCAGAATGGAGCAAACCATGAGTAAATCATTCCATGATGCGTTTGTCGCTGAGTACGACAACACTCGATTCAATAGCCACAAGACCATTCTTGTGGCGCCACCCGTTTCGGAATCCAGCCTCATGGCGCTGGTGGGCAACCACACCACCAAAGAGCTTAAAAAGCTCTGCGCCGCCTTCGACATTTCCGCCACGTGGTACAACCACGCACGCAAGGAACAGCTCGTAGAGCGGATCGTGAAACGACTGAGGACCGGGGTGAAACCCCGCCAGATTGCCGCCACCGCCGGAAAACTGGGAAGCGATAGTTTCATGAGCGAAGCTCTGAAACTCATGTTCGATGTGACTGAGGCTTGCCCAACCTTCGTCTGTGGCGATCAGACAGTTGCCCACCCGACTGACGTCTGGTACTTCGACACTGAAAGTGCCAACATTGGCCGTCTCAATACGGACAACATGACCGCTGTCGCTGAGTCCATTGCTCATACAATGGAACCGCCGCCATGGCCTTTGGCTGAACCGACCCCCGAACCCGTTAAGGAGCCTACCGTGACGCAACCCGTGACCCCCACCCCCGCACCTGCCGCCGCCACCGGACTCGATGGCATTCTCAAGGCCATCATCACCGAATCCATCGGTGATGAGGTCAAGAACGAACTCAGCAAGATGGGCATCACCCAAGAAAAGGTCGAAGACCTTATCATGGGTGTTCTCAACAAGTCCACCATGCCCTCGGTCGTCAAGCGTGTCGATCCCGCCCCGGGAGAGCCGACCCTGGAGTTGGCTCACACGTGCCTTAAGAAGGCACAGTTCTACCTCGACGGTGGCGATTCGATCTACCTCAACGGTCCCGCCGGTAGCGGGAAGACCGAAGCCAGCCGCCAGTTGGCAAGGATCTACGATCTGGACCTGACGATCATCTCCTGTACTGGTGACATGACGGTGTACGACATCGTTGGGTACAACGATGGGCACGGCAAGTACAACCCGACCCCCTTCTACCACGCGTGGTGCGAAGGTCACTTCATCCTGATCGACGAAGTCGATAAGGCTCCCGGTGAGGTCACGGTGTTCCTGAATGCCGCAACGGAACAGGGACTGCTGACGTTCCCCAACGGGGAACAGGTCGAGAAAAAGGACGGTTGCAAGATCGTTCTCACGGGCAACACGAAGCTCAGTGGCGCTGACTCCATCTACAACACGGCGAACAAGCAGGACGGTTCGTTTGCGAACCGGCTGATCCCGGTTGCGTGGCCGTATGACGAGTACCTCGAAGAGTGCTTGGCGATTCGTGCCTCGCTGGCGTGGGGTGGTAACGAGCGTCAGGCGAAGGAGTCGCACAATGCGATCAAGAAGATTCGCAAGGTCACCGACGAGTTCGGCATGAACTACATCGTCGGCCAGAGGCAGACGATGAAGGTGGCTCAGACGGTCGCACGTGGCCTGTCACTCGAAGAGGCTGTCGAGGACATCGTCTACGGCTGGATGGACGAGAACGATGCTGACAGAGTCAGGGAAGGAGTCAAGCATGCTTAACAACCCGTGGCACACGCCGAAACCCAGACTGCATCTGGCCTACTTCAACTGCGTTGAGGACATGTGGAGAGCCTCACGTGACAGGGAGTGCGACGGAAGCGGCAATTCGAGCCGTACCGGCTCGGAGACTTTCACTGAAACCTCCTCTTTCGAGGAGGCTTTCGCAATGGGAACCTCAAAGGGCTGGGTCGAAGGAGCGACCCAGTTGCGTCAGATCACGGCACGGCTGGGCAGAGTGAACGCCATCCTTGCGGGTGAGCGTATCACGAAGAGCGTGTCTGTTGCCGGTCCGGTGCTTCATCCTCAGCGATTTATCGCTGGGGATAAGCGCCACATGACCAGGAAGCGCCGGATTCGTACCGCAGACGGTACGAAGATCAGGCTGGGTGTCGAGTGTGCTACACTGGGACACATGCAAGCGACTGCTTACATGACCCGTGGCGTGGCGATTGCGGCACTCGTGAAGGTGCTTGAGAACAGTGGAATCTCAGTCGAGGTAACTGGTCTTTGGACCAGTTACGACAACAAGGGAGACGTCACCTCAATCGTTGCCAACATCAAAAAGGCTGGGGTGATGGCGAGTGACGAGCGAATGGCGATGTGCATGGCACACCCTTCCACGTTCCGCAGGGGATGCTTCGGCATCAAAGAGGCCCGAAAGGACTTCGACTCAACCTTCGGTTGTGGATACGGGAGTACCACCAGCATGCCTGAGAAGTACCTCAAAGACTTGGGTGTGGACCACCACATCAAAGACATCCACTCCGATGGAGTGGATTGGGACAGCGCCAGCGATGATGAAATCGTCGTCTGGATCAGAAGCACCCTTGATAAAATCAAGGAGAAAAAGGGAATCAAATCCCGGTAAGGAGTGACGAGCATGGATAAGAAAATCAAGAACATCATGCGTATGTGCAATTCGGCACATACGGTACTGGGGGCCACTCTCGCATCTATTTCACGGGTTACCGTGAACCACGATGAGAACGATGGTGAGACCATTGCGAACCTCACGATCGCCCTCAACAATCTGCTGTTCGCAATCTCAGCGCAGAGCGAGGACTCAGAAGTCCTCGAAGCTCTGGGGAATATGCGCTCCGCAGTGGATGGCATGGAGGACGAGGCCAAGCGAATGACTGCCGTAGGCAACGCCGCTCTGGCCCTGGCTCTCATGGTACTGGGGCAACTCGCCCGTGAGGACACGTGGATCGAGCGTAACACGAAGAACGAGGACAAGGACGAGGACGAGGAAAAGCCGAGCACCGACCGGATCAGCAAGGGAGTTATCTCCCTTGAGGACCTCATTAAGGACATCGAAACTGGGAGGAAAAAGTAATGAAGAGCCCCGCATTCATGACCATGGAACAACCCCTGCGTTGCATCACGACCGCACGGAACGTGTTGCTCGACTTCGCACAGCTCACCTTCGACAGCAAGGCCGATTCCGGAGTCAGGCAGGACCTCGTAGAGGACATCGGGGAGCCGATAGCCCGCATCATGCACCTCGCCATGGAGCGTGGCGAGCACGTGCCGGAAGAGAAGGCTGATGCCTGGGGCGACGCCTTCGATGAGATCACCAGCGATCTCAAGCAGAAGCTCGCTTCCAGCGAGTCCACGAGAGTTGAGGTCGTCACCTCCTGTGCGGTCGCCTATGCTTCCGTCCTTACGAGGGTGCTGGAGATGATGTACGAGATCGCTGAGGACATGGAGGGCTCGAAGGCTAAGAGCCTTCTTCAGGTGGTCGAGGAGCTCTTCGGGGATTCGGGCCCCGGCTGGCCGGGGCAGAAGGAGGACGACAATGGTTAACCTGAAACCGTGCCCCTTCTGTGGGGCAAAGGAGAACCTT